GATAGGAAAGATCCTAACAATCCAGAGCACGGTAGAATTCGAAAACTATCTATGACTTGTCAGTTAACAGATGGTTCAGAATATACAGGTGGTGAATTAGAATTTGATTTTAGAAACTATGATCCACATATGCGAGATGAATCAAAACATAGGATACAGTGTAAAGAAATATTGCCTAAAGGTTCTATAATTGTATTTCCTTCTTTTGTATGGCATAGAGTTAAACCAGTAACTGCTGGCACAAGATACAGTCTCGTTGTTTGGCATTTAGGAAAACCATTTAAATAATGTATATAAATAATTATTTCAACACGACCATTTGGTCAGAACAAAAACCAGAGTTTGTAAAATCTTTGAACAAAGCATCAAATAAATATATTAAAGAAGCAAAAAACAGAAACAAAGCACATATAAAAAAATACGGTGACTTTGGTATTTCACATCATTCAACACCTTTAACATTAGATAATGACTTTTTAGATTTTAGAAATTATATCGGTCAAAAATCTTGGGAGTATTTAGATCATCAAGGTTATGACATGTCACAATATACAACTATGTTTTCTGAACTATGGGTACAAGAGTTTGCTAAGAAAGGTGGTGGTCATCACTCTGCACACATACATTGGAATCAACACGTATCTGGTTTTTACTTTTTAAAATGTAGTGATGAAACATCTTTTCCAGTTTTTCATGAACCTAGAACAGGAGCTAGAACAACAAAATTAAAAATGAAACCAAATTTACAAGGAGCTTTAGGAGGTAATGAGTTAATTCATTTTAAACCTAAGCCAGGAACAATTATAATATTTCCAGGTTTTTTAGAACATGAATTTTCTATAGATTATGGTTTAAAACCATTTAGATTTATACATTGGAATTTACAAGCAGTTCCAAAAGATATGGCTAAAGATGTTTAAAGAATATAAACTACCCCTTGAATCTTTTATTGGAGGATGGTTTATAAATAAAAAAACTTGTGACGGCATTGTAAAATATTTTAACGAAAACGAAGAAATGAGAACACAAGGAAAATTTGGAACTGACAATGAATTTTATGTTGATAAAAAGGTAAAAGATTCAACAGACATATCTATAGACAATTACAATGTTGATGATGAGATAATTGAATACAGAAATGAATTACAAAAAGTGTTAAATCTTTATCAAAAAAGATATAAGACTGTTAAAGATCTTGCTAAATTTAATCTCGAAGGTTTTAATATACAAAAATATCCAAAAAAAGGTGGGTATAAAATTTGGCATAATGAAAGAAGAAGTCCTTTTACCGCAAGAAGAGTATTAACTTTTATGACTTATTTAAATGATTGTGATAATGGAGGAACAGAATTTATGTATCAAAAATTAATTACACCTGCAAAAAAAGGGTTAACCTTAATTTGGCCTGTAGATTTTACACATATTCATAGAGGTCAAATTTGTAATCAAGAAAAGATTATAACAACAGGATGGTTTTATTTTTTATGAGTTTTAAAAAAAATAAATATACAATAATTAGAAATGCCATATCAAAAGATCTAGCTACTTTTGTTGCAAACTATTTTAGTATGCAAAAACAAGTTTATGATACGTGCATGAGAAGTCGGTATTTTTCACCTTTTGAAACTGTGCTTGGATATTACGAAGGTGAGGATGAACAAATACCAAATACTTATTCTCAATATTCAAATATTGCAATGGAGACATTATTACTCAAATGTCAACCAAGTATGGAAAAAGCAACAGGCTTAAAATTATATCCTGCATATACATATGCTAGAATCTATAAAAAAGGTGATGTCTTAAAAAGACATAAAGATAGATTTAGTTGTGAGATATCTACGACTATGAATCTTGGTGGTGATCCTTGGCCAATATATCTAGAGCCATCTGGAGAAGTTGGTAAGAAAGGAGTTAAAGTAGATTTAAAACCAGGAGATATGCTGGTTTATTCTGGTTGTGAGCTAGAACATTGGAGAGAAAAATTCAAAGGCA